ACCCTTTGTAGTACGGACTGCGCATTTCATATCCACCGGCTATATTAGGAAAACCGATAGCGAAGTAGGCTCTTCCACGGCAGGTATAGTGTATTTCCCTGCATTCCCTGATTCCGATTTCCATATCAATGCCCCGTGAAGCCAGATAGGACTTCAAGGCTACCGAAGTCAGCGTACCGATTTGGATGTTCCGCAAGGTTTCATTCCTTTCCTCAGAAGAGGGCAGGAACGTTCTTGCCTTGACAGGTACTCCCGGAGTGGCGTTTTCTATCAGTTTCAGTACACGGGATATATCATTGGTACGATAGATAAGAATACCCAAGTCTATGATGTCGCCACTTCGGGCAAGTCGTAGGCTCGGTACAGAACGCCTTACTGCCTTTCGGCAGTAGGTTTTCCCGTACCTGCCCCCAAACCGTACTTGCATGTCTCCACGCATACGGCTCTCCGTTGATAACATGACTTTATTTAGCATGGCTGTGTATTTTGGCATAACACTTTTCACAGACAACCAATGTCTTCCTATGCTTTTCAAGCATCAGCCTGTCGCATTCAGTTTTTCCTTTAAGCTGATTTAGCTTTCTGACATGACGCATGACTACAGGTCCGACTTTTCCACATAATTCACATGTTCTCGCATCCAATCGCTCAGTAAGTGTCGGCTGTGGAATTGCGATTGTGTAGGATAAGTCGTTTACCTCCGTATAGTACATTGGTGGTTTACGTTTGAATCCCTCATTATAGAATTTCCTGTACCGTAATTTACCTTTTGCATCCTGATATGGCACTATAATGTCATTCCCAACCTTATATTTGTCAATGACTTTGCTTACAGTGCTATTGGTTTTTCCTGCAATGGTATGGTACATACTGTACTCCATGATGTATCCAAACTTTGAGAGCGCGTATGCCACGTTGTTGGCAATGCAGTAGTAGTTGTAGAACCCTCTGATTTCAGAGTTATATGCCGCCACTATGTCCTCGATTTTCTTCTTCATAAGATTGCCTCTGAACTTTGCAAACCAAACTTGTCGGCCATTTTCTACCTTGTATCTGATGGCGCTGTATTCTTCCAGTTTGTTCCGCACCGTTTCTATGGCGACCTTTAGGACTATCTTACCGTTGTAATAACGGGCTGGCACATTGTTCTTGTCCCGCTTGATAGCATCAGACTTACGGACTGAAACATCGAAGCCAAGAAATTTCGCGGGCTTTTGTGCGTTTGTTATCAATGTCTTTTCCTGTGACAGTTCCAGCTTGAGGTTTTCTTCCATATACTTGGTAATGTCCGACTTGATTTTAACGCACTCTGCCTTGCTTCCGATAACACCAATGAGGAAATCATCTGCGTATCTTACGTATCGAAGCCTTCTGTATGTTTCATCCATACTGTCTCTGCTCTCAATCTTTTGCCTTTCACGTCTCAGTTTCTCATACTCATCCCTAAGCTGTAATCTGACATCTGCATCCTGTATGTTCTTGATGCTTTTAAGGATGCGTTGCATCTTATCGCTAAGTTGCTTGTATTCTTTGGTGATGTGTCTTTCTTTTCCCTTATTGAAGCGTAGGGCGTATTCTTCCATATACTTGTCAAAATTATCAAGATAAATGTTTGCCAGTATAGGACTGATATTACCGCCTTGTGGAGTTCCCTTGTTTGTATTATGAAACTTCCAGTCTTCAATATATCCCGCATTCAACAACTTGCGGATAAGCCTTAGAAATCTATCATCGGCAATCCGTTTCCGCAAAGTTGCAATCAATACATTGTGGTCTATGTTGTCGAAGAATCCTTTAATGTCTCCTTCCACAAACCATTTTGTACCTGTAAATGTCTTTTGGATATGGGTCAATGCGGTATGGCAGCTTCTGTTTGGTCTGAATCCATGTGAGGTGTTTGCAAACACCTCTTCATAGACGGCTTCAAGAATCATGCGCACCACCTCCTGTACAAGTTTGTCCTCAAAGGAAGGAATTCCAAGCGGTCTTTTCTTACCGTTTTTCTTGGGTATGTATATCCTTTTTGCCGGATTAGGCTTGTAAGACTCATCTCTCAAAGATGCAATGACTTTGTTTATTCTTTGAAGACTCATCCGATTGATGGTTTTCCCATCCGTACCGGGTGTCATATTGCCTGGTTTGGCGTAAATACGCTGGTAAGCAACATGAAACATCTCCTCATTGAATAAGATACGGTACAGCCTTTCGAACTTGTAATCCGAAACTTTACCATGCTTGTTTAAAGCTTTTAATACTTGCTCAGGACTTCTCATAATGTCTCACACATTTTCCATTATTTGTATTAAGTTATCTAACTGCTTCCCTTCGCCATGTACAAGGCTTTCCCTTGCTCGGACTACTACGGAAGCTCCGTTCCCATGTCAGATATTCAGGGTCCTATGCCCATAGCCTTACGGCATTCTGATTTAGGGAATCCCCATTTGCTTTCACAATAACTGTTTGGCTCGGCAGACTGTCGGATGCGACTTACGTTCCTATTCCACTTATTGTGGTTGCTCTGAAGCCAGCTCCTGCTCCATTGTAATTTCGGTTTACATGGGGTGCTTCAGCCCGACGTGAATCAAATACCTTTCGTCGGGGCTGGTACGTGTGCAGCAGAACTATCGTTCAACCAATCAGGCTTCATCCTTGTGTCTGTCTTTTCCTCTCGCCATGCAGTCGCAGCTTGGTATTTAGCTGACTAATGACTTTACCGACATGCTTTTGTCACCTTTGGATTTCTCCTCCAGCTAAGTCGTTGAGGATAGGTCTGTTGAACTCTAACCTAATCTCTTGCCATAGAGATATTTATTGTGTAGCCTATATGGGCGCATCATAATCGAACCACAGGTTGCGGTCGGTGTTCACCTTGAACGAGGCTTCCGTTTCCTGACGGAACGGGGATTTATAC